TACGATCACAAAATCCGGATCCGTAAAATCCACCAGGTCTTCCTCATAATAGTCATACCATTCTTCGTTAAACGTAGCGGAATCCGGATCGATCGGTTCGTTCATCATCTCACTGTTGAACGATGCGGTCCCTTCATCGATCCGCATTTTCATCAGATCATAATACGACCACTTTTCTTCCCATAATACACAAGTCCCTTCCAACATTTCCTGTTTATGCTGCTGGAAGAACCGGTCTGCATCTTCTGCATGGGTATCATTGAACAGATTTGTATATATGCTCTCCCATTCATCCCAAAGCTGCTGGTTCTTTGCCCAGGATTCAATGGACCGGTATGTCTTGGAACGGTAACCGGTATTTTTTAATGTGTTCGCAAGCAGGGAATCGTAATGCAGGACCGTACCGATGTACATGATATCCGTATAGGTATCGCCACATTTGGAAACGGCTTTTTTAAACCAGCTGTCAAGTTTCCTTCTCTGCTCCGGTGTGTTGACATTTTCGTCATTTTCAATGTCATCCAATACCAGCAGGTCCGGCCGCCAGTTCCGGTGCCGCCGTCCTCGGATCTTCTTCCCGGATCCCAATGCTTCCACTTTGATGTCCGTATTCGTCAACAGGGTTTTTGTATTCCAGGCTTTTTCCCCTTTCAGATATCCGAAATCCTGGATGATGTTATAATTTTCTTCCAGTTCGTTCCGGATATCTTCCAGGAAGCCTTCTGCCTGATCGGAGCTGTCCGATATGATGATCAGATAATGTTTATACCGGTATAGCACTGCATGCATGGAATCCTTAAACGTAAAATTTGTTGACTTTGCATGTCCTCTCGGTGCCGCAAGTACATTCCGGCTTCCCTTAAGACGGTCTATGCCATTTCCTTTTTCAAGCGGGTTCCTGCCTTTCATAACCCCCTGTTCCCATATGGCATCCAGTTCCTCATGAAATGCAGGTGATTTCCGCACAAAGTAATGCGGCAGGTAGGCACGCCCAAAATACGACAGATCGAAAGCAGCCAGTTCTTTTCGTAGGCCTTTTTCCCCTGTTATGTTTTCCCCTGAAAGATACCTTGACTGCAGTTCTTTCCTCTTCGACAGATTGTCATTTTTTCTGAGGACATACTCGCAAAAAAGGGATCTCTGATACTCTTCATTGTCTTTTACTGCCGTTTCTTCCTCTTCATCCAGTTCCCGGATCCAGTTATCAATATCAATCATCCTGTATCATCCGTTCCTTTGCCCGGTTTAATATTTCTTTCAAAGCTTCTACAGAACGCTCATCCTGCTTAATGACTTTCAGGATCTCCTGCTCCATTTCCTTGAATGCAAGATCTGCTTTTTTCTGCATCTCCTGCTTTGCCTTATCTTTATATACTTTTGTCCGGCTCAGGGAGGCCAAAAGCCTTCCTGCCTTGTCCAGTGGCATCTGGTCAAACTCTTCTTCTGCCGTTGCCATCTTATTGATCAGGCCATCCATCAGCATCCGCATACCTGCTTCCGTATAGTCTGCATCCGGGTTCTGTTTTACTACCTGAACAAGCTTTTCTGTCTGCTGCTGTGCCTCCAGCAGCCTCTGCATGGCAGAATTCGACCGCATCGCATAACGTCCTACACTGCTTTTGCTGATCTCATATCCCTGACTTTTCAGGAACACACTGATGTCCTGATAGGTATTGGATGTGTCTGCCAGCATCACATCCACATTCGTGCGTACGATCTCCGGCAGTTCATCGATCTTAGAGCTGATCCGGGTCTTTTTTCTCTGCTTTCCCATCAGATATCCACTCCCGGATCCTCAACCGTTCCCTCTGCAAGATCCACACCCTTTTTCGTCAGGCGGATCACTGCATCATTGGCATATGCATTGTATGCGGTCACTTTTCCATCCGTAAATTCGATATATCCTGCATCCAGAAGATAATCCAGATATTTGCTGATGTCCGGTGATACCACAAGACCTGCCGCGATCATCGCATTGCTCACCTGTCTTGTCAGTGCCGAATTATTGTAACCCTTCACCAGACACCGGATGATATATCCCCGGATCGCTTTATTCTGTCTTACCTGTGCTTTTTCTCTCTCATCCACTCTTGTCCACCTCATTCCTTCCTGCTGGATGATGCCATAAGAAGCTTGTCAATTTTCGAATCGATGCTCTTCATCCGGTCTTCTACTCCATTCATGCTGCGGAAAAAATCTTCACGCAGCACAAATGTGGTGGCAAAATCACCTTTTACATTATTCAGATCCTGTGTAAGCGACTCGATCCTTGCGTTCGTCTCATTTTCCAACTTGTCAATCCGTTTGTTCGTACTCTCGTTATTTTTTTCGATGCTTGTCTTGATGTCGTTAAACTGTGCCTTTGCCAGGAATGTCAGCAGGGAAAAACCTACCCCAAGCACTATGGACAATGTGATGATCTGCTCCATAGTCATTCCTTCCCATTTACGAACCGTTCTTTTAATTCATAAAACTTTTCCCATCCGTCCATGCTCACAAGGGCAACGATAAATGCCGCAATAAACGATGCGAAGACCATGAACCAGTCCAGGGCGATCTTGTAATATTTTGCCAGCCCTGCAAATCCAACCGGACATAAGACCAGCGACAGAACGATCACTACTACAGCTGTCGGTACATGCTTATCCAGCCATGTGATATGTTTCAGTACCTCCGTGATACAGGATACAAGAAATGCCATCACCCCGATGAACATCACTGCATATGCCCCATTTTTCAAAAAAATCTCCATGATAAAATCCATTCCTTTCCCTCCTTCTCAAATCAAACAAGAGCATGACTGCAAGTCATGCTCTAAGGGTATCACAGGCATTTCAAAAACATCATACCAAGCGGTTTCTGAAAATGTTTGTTCTATATTTTTTATATTTTTTGACATTTTTTTTGAGAAAAATATGCTTTTTTTGCTTGACTAGCACGTTATAACGTGCTATAATATAGACATCTTAAGAGAAAGGAGGAAAACATATGGATGAGATAATAAAAATACTCACTATCATCTGGTTAACTTTTCAGATCGTTGACAAGCTTTCAGATTGGTTAGACCAGTAATAGTGAGCATCACACAGGGGGCGAAAGCCCCCGCCCTTTAAGGGCAACATCATCATACCATATGCAGGGAAAAAATGAAAGACATCTTTACAACATTGCTGATCGTTTTTATGGTGCTGAAACTGATCGACTTTCACGCACTGGGGATCCTCGATATCATGATTATCATCCTCGCAGTCCTCTTTGCCGTGATATCCATTTTAGACTTTTTAAAGGAGCGTAAAAAATGAACCTGAAAAAAATCCGCATCGAAAAAGGTCTCTCCGTACCGGCACTCGTGGAATTGAGCGGTGTACCTCGCCGGACGATACAGGACATCGAAAAAAATGATACCTGCAAAGTAGAGACCGCCATCAAACTGGCTGACGCACTGGAAGTGACACTTGACGAACTCTGCCGCTGATCCACAAGCATCCGAAAGCCCCGGCACAAAATGCCGGGGCTTTCCTTTGTTCTGATCACAGGTCAAACAGGCTCATCTGTCCGGCGATCGGTTCATCTTTCAATATGTTTCCGATCTGTGTTGTCGTAAGGTTGTATCTTTCTGCCAGCTCCTTGATATTATAACCATCGTATTCCCTCTTTATGATCCGGTTTCTTGCCGGAGCAAGGATGCTTTCCACCTTAGGGAAATACAGCTTATCCCCCTTGGCATATTCCGACATTTCAATAAAACACTCGATACCCATGATCCCTACAATATCCCGGTACTTTTCGGATATATCTTCCTCTTTTATTTCCTCCAGAAGCCGCCTTTTCATATTCCTATCCATTACCGGATCCTCTCCTATCTCTTTATTGTCTCACGGTATATCCAAGACAGATCCATCCCGCCCCGGACTTCAGGCGGCCCCATCCGTTCCTTTCCTCTGTGATCGTGTAACACTTTTTCGCACCTTTCGGTTCACGGATGCTTCCGGTGATCTCATAACCTTTTCCCGGACCTTTGCGGATGTTCAGCCAGTCACATGTGGTCTTGATCAGATATGTCCCCTTTTTGTCCTCTGCCACCGCCGGCACCGATTCTCCTGTTCCTGTCAATACCTCCAGGATCGCCTGGGCGGTTGCCTGTACCATCTCATTTTCATGGGCTGTGAAAAATCCCATATCATCACCGTCATCAATAAATGCGATCTCATGCAGGAAATACAGTACACCTGCCGTCTGACATCGGTTCAGGTTCAAAAGCCCGGTTGAATCTGCAATCGTCCACTTTTTAAACCCGATTCCCACAAGGTTGTCCACAATCTTCTGAGCAATCGGCGTGCATCCGTTTGATGGATGTTTATAACCTCCTGTCCCTGTAAAGCTTCCATCGCCATTTTCATCCTTCTTGACTTTTGCGTTCAGATGGGCTTCATACACAAAATCATATTTTGCATAATCCGGTACATTTCCGGCACAGCTTTCACTGTAACAGTTCTTATTGACATCATACAGTGTAACGCTCACCTTTTTCCCAAGTGCTGTTTTCAGCTTTTTTACCCACTGTCTTGTATAGGTTGCTTCCTGTCCCCATTTACTGCAGGCCCCCGGATCATAACTTCCATCATGGTTTTTGCCATGCCCTGCAATCAGCAGTATCTTCTTTTTCTTCGCTGCCATGTTATCACTCCTTTTCATAATCCAATTTGATCGACAGTTTACTTTCTACCAGGATACACTTTTTCAGCTCCCGCATGCTCGCATCCAGCATGTCATCCGGAAGGAATATCCGGATCAGTTCCCCATTCTTGATCCTGTGTATATGCCATAACTCCACATCCCAGTCATCCTCCACTTTGAATACCGCACACAGCGTTTTCCTGTCTGCTTCATAATCCCCTTTCAGACGTTTGAGCAAGGTCTTCTTCTGCTTTGCATCCGGAAGGATATGCATCTGATCCAGGAACTCTTCCAGATCATACTCATATGTATAATCATCACAGAAGAGAGCTTTCAGCATACGTTCAAATGCAGGCGTGCATTTATATTTTGTCTCTGTTGTTTCCTTTACATGCATCTTATAGACACCTTCTGTCACGCACACTTTCAATCGGTCCGGGTTCAAAATATCCAGGCTCTTACTGTCCGTAACGGAGACCGTACCCTCATCTCCAAAGAATCTCATATACTGTTTATTCCGGTCTTCCATAATGCCAATACCTCTTGCCTGCAGCTCTGCCTGATATGCTGCAATGCTCTTGCTGGTGTTCAGTCGGAGCTGGTCCAGATGGATCAGCTCATCTACAAGCTGGCTGCTTGTTTTCTGTTTCAGTTCATTCATGGTATGCCTCCTTGATCCCTTCCATACATTCCCGGCAGATCCCTCTGCCTTTCATCAACGTTACATTCTCGGTTGTCTCACAGAAAATACATCTTGGCTGATACGGACGAATCACGATCGTTCCATCTTTTTCTGCACAGACCTCCACCGCATCCCTTGGTTCTATCCCCAGCTCTCTCCGCATCGCTGCCGGGATGCTGACCGATCCATGGCTTGTGATTTTCTTATAGTTTCTTTGCATATCTTTCTCCTAACCTTTCTGCAGATCCATCATGGCTGCTTCATAGATATCCCACATATGGTCCCTTACCGCATCCAGATTCGCTCCATGCTCCATGGCTGTTTTCCCACATAGGACCTGCAGGACACCACACATGGCACACATCTGTTCAAACGTCATGTTCACCGTTTCCAGGAACACTTTTCCTTCTTTGCTTTTTAATGTCAGACTGCTCTCCAAATCCGTTCCCATCCTGTTTCTTCCTTTCCACCATGCTCTTCAATGCCTCGATCAGGCTGGAACACTGGCGGTAATCCAGCCACTCTACCCGGCTTACCTGGAACATCTTCTGACACAGTCCATTTACTCTTGCTGCTTTCTCCCATCCAAGTTCCTGTGTCAGCTTGTAGATTTTCTTTCTCTGGTTTTCTGTCGCTGGATTTCCACCCCGAAGTTTCCTCTTTGCGGAATCCCGGAGTTTTCCAAGTTCCATGATGCAGCTCTTCAACTCACGATAATTCAGTTCACGGATGCTGTCTTTTCCTGTGTGTGCCATCACCACAAGATGCAATTCTTCATCTGAAAGTTTCAACTCCGGGGATTTTGCAATCCCCCAGAGTTTTTTGATGATCGGTTTTGTGTCTGCTTTCGCTGCCATATTCAAACTCCTTCTCTGACCGACTTGCCCAAACAATAAGTTCTGTTTCTTCTGGTTGCCGGGATTGTTTCGGTATGTACGGAAATGTCCGTATAATTTGGTGCTTCCTGCATTGCCCCATAGATTGCCTGCATGATCTGGCGTGCTGCTTTCTCTTCATGTCTTCCATTGATAGTGATCTCAACCTTCTTCATTCCCATGTCCCTCCTTATAACATCATCATGCTTGACGCTTCACTTACAATTTTCAGTGTCACCTTATTTTCTCCACGTTCCTTCAAGACACGGAGCACATTGTTAAGTGTTCTGTCCAATAAACGAAAACAACCATTATTATTGTTTGTTGCTCTGCTGATCAGCTCACCCATCGCCGCCTCGTCAATCTCAAATCCTTCCAAGTAGTCCTTGACTTCGTTCTGATTCAACCCTTTAAGCTTGTAGTAGAAGTCCATGCGATTTGCAAAACGTGTCAGGGAACTCTTGATTTCTGTCTCAAGTCTCGGCTCTCCAGCAATCACGATGCCAACATCACTCTGATCAAAGATCCCACGAAGTATCTCCATCTTCTTCTGAGTGTACTTATTGATGAGCTTATCTGCCTCGTCGATAATTAAAAGATAACCCTGATTGATGTTGAAGAACTCTCTGATACAGTTCACACGACTCCATATCGTTCCGCCTGCACTTCTCGGCATTCCAAGTTCTGTCTCGATTGCTTCCACCAAATCACGGCAAGCCATTGTGTCATCGCATTCAATGTATGCCACTCTCTGAAGCTTTGCGTACTTCTTGAGAGCATGAGTCTTTCCCTGTCCGGATTTTCCGACAATGATGCCAAGCCCATTATTCTCCTGACAAGCTTGACACACGCCAATAGTATTGATAAAGTCCCGACTTTCAAAGAACTCAACTTTTGACTTCTGCTTCATCCCATTGCTTTCTGTGCTACCGGATACTTTTGACGTATTCTCCATGCCACCACTTGCAATCAGGAATTCTGTAATCTTCTTCTCAATCTCCGTTGGATCGGATGCATACTTTCCATTAAGGTACTGACTCAGTGCCGGACGTGAATAGTTCATTCTCATTGCTGCCTCTGCCTTTGTCATATGCAGTCCGCGAAGTCTTTCATTCATCTGTTCCGCCAGTGTTTTCTCTGTTGTATAGGTTTTGCTTTCCAATGCTTCCATGTTTACAACCTTCCTTTCTCACTTTCTCAACCGTCTTATGTCTTTCGTGATACCATCAATAATCATGTTAGTTCCCCATCGCCCTAAGTTTCTTAAGAGCACTCTCAGCCTTACTGCTCATATAGTTGTTGTCTTCTATTTCTTCTCGCTTCTCTGCCCGGAATCCCTGAGAGTAAGTTCTATCTTCCGGCATTGCAATGACTTTGCCCTTCTGCTTCTTCTTTCCTTTCATCAACTCGATGCCGCCTGTGGTCTCATTAAATCCAACATACTGCTCATTGATCTCCTCAAACGGGATGCGAGCCTCTTCAAGTCTTTCCTGATCACGTTTCTGCTGACGCTTCTGCCTCTTCAGATGTTCCTCAAGAGCCTTCTGTGATACTTTTGGAGCTACCTGAAGCAGTTCCTGACAGTAGGCTTCACAGACCTTCTTGCCATTCTTATCAAATACATACAGAGTGCTCATGTCATCCGGATCATATTTGATATCCATTTTTCTTCCAATGTAATCACACAGCTCGTCTGATCGGTACTCGAATCCCCACCGGACAATTCCAATGTTTCTGACAAGCACGTTCTCTGACTTCATCATCAATAGTGTTGCGTAGGATTTCGGTGGTACTGCCTTGAAGTATCTCTCTTCATTCATAAAGCAGTCATATGGAGTCTTGTATGTCTCCTTTGCTTTCTTCAATCCACTATGCTCTGTATGCATATAGACCTCCATTAACCACTTATGCCATTCCTCATAGAATTCTTCCATCGTCAAAAGTTCGCCATTCTCACACATTCTCTTGATGTCTTTCTCTACCTTGTCAGATGTTTTTGATCCTGTCAGCGTACCAGTATAGCTCTTGAACCACTTTGTAAACTTGTTACACACCGTCCGGAAGAATCTCTCAATTTGTGCCTTGCTCCAAGGTTCATACGGAAGTGCTCTGTGAGCATCTTTGATACCAATGGATTTATAGAAACCCTTTGTCGTATCATCAAAATCTATACCACTTCTGTCATTTCTGTCTCGCCCAGTCATTGTCTTTGCCGTGAAATCTTTACCATTATCTATATAGAGATATTCCGCAATTCCTCCCAGTTCCGAGTACATCATCTTAAGAAGTGACTGCTTTAGAATGTCACTATTCGCATCCTTGCAAAGCACATCTCCCATGATTACCCTGCTTCTCATGTCAACCCATGCCACTAAGTGTGGTTTTATTGGAATAACCTTGCCATTCGGCTGCCTATAAGCAACCCAACAATCAAAAGTATGCACATCCCCCATGACAATCTGCATGACCTTGAGTCCGCTCGTGTCACGGCTTCCTTTGACCATGACCTTATTCTTGTATTCCCTGCTTCCTTTTGATGCCAAGAAGTGGGCATTCTTCATTCCCTCATCTTCCATGAGGTATGTGATGTATCTCGTCACCGTCTGATAGGACGGTATCTTCTCCCACTTATTGACATTGGCTACCAGTGTCAGCTTCTCATACAGCATCTCACGGGTTCCAAGGTTTGCCGCAAAGTCCTCATTGAACCATATGTTCTTGATCACTTGTTTGACCTCTGGCTTGATACTCGGAAATGTTCCAGGTTCTTTGGGTTTTCGGCACAAACATAGTACTTTGAAAAACTCAAAACCGGCACCAGACTCCTTCTGAAGTTTGTCCGCCCATGCACAGGCTTCATTGTATGCCTTCACATATCGGTATAGGGTTCTCTTACCTGATCCGAGATGCTCCTGAGCGTACTGCTCGGCATATTCCGTCTTGTTTGCCCCGTCATACTGAAGAAACTCTCTGATTACATTGCCAAGTTCTATGCCCTTGTACCACTGTTTGCCGTAGTTTTCAATGTACCAAGCCACATCTGTAGCAACATACCACGGTGCTTCCAGTTCCGTCTTCGCTTCACCCTCTGGTGAAATTGTTCTGGAAAGTTCTTTCAGCTTTGCCCGTTCCTTCCATGCGTTCCTTGCCTTCTTAGATAAGGATGCAACTGCCACCAGTACTGCATCCTTTCCTCCGTTTTCCGACTTCTCAGTCATCGTGTCGAACTTGTCCGGATTCCGGCTCAGTCGCTGTGCCATGGTCTTGTACTTCACTCCTTCGAGTTCGGCAGCCTCAATCAATGTGACATATTCAGCCAATCGTCTCACCTCCTTCATGCTGCTACTTCAATGTCTAAAACCCTTGAAATATCCTCAATGTACTTCTTTCCGCTACGCTCACCGCACAGGATTTTGTGTAGATACTGCTTCTTGCATCCGATCAAAGCAGCAAGCTCGACTTGAGTCATACCCTTGTCAATAAGCTTTTTCTTCACCTGTTTCCCGAAGGCAGTCAGCTCCATCTGCTTCGTTTTCATCTGCTCACCTCGCTATAGCTTGTACACTCTCAGTCCTGCCTCTGCCAGGCTACAAGTGTAACCATCCCTGATCTACAGCTCTTTGGAGATTGTCCTCTGCTTCGGTTTGCTTCCAATCTTCTTCAGAGACATCCTGCTCACAATCGTGAGAGAGTCCGTCAGATTTTTGACCACAAGCCAACTGTCCGGGTTCAATCCATGAGCCTTCATAATCTTCTTCTGTTCCAATGTCGGGACTTTTCCGTTCTTCATCACTTCGCCACCTTCCTATATCTATCAGATCCGGAGTTCCTGAAGCTCTGCCTCAAGGTCTTTCATCTCTGCTTTGCGTGTAGCAAGCACTTCCGTGAGCTTCTCTATTTCAAGCCTGCATGATGTCATCTTCTCTTCCACTTCTTTCGCTTTCTTGGCTCTTGGTTCCATATCCCTGAAGAGTGCCATGCCGAAGCTCTTATACAGCTCTGCCACTTCGTCCTTGCCGGACACGTTTCTGATCACCGGATGAAATTGGTAAACGAACTCGATGAGCTTGTAGTCCTCATCGCTGACCGTGCCTTCAATCCGTTCCTCGAATTCTTGCTTCTGCATCCGATACCTTCCTTCCCAGTGTGATTACCACACCAATGATCTTTTTGATATGCTGCCATGCAGCACGCTTCATGTCTGCATGATCCGCACATTGCCTCAGGAGTCATACTCATCCCCCTTCCTGTTATTCATTCCTTTGTCCTGACCCGGACGATTTACCTTTATTTTCCGGAGAACTCCGGTTGTGAATTTCAGAAATGCTTGTTATAATTGTTGGGTTACAAGTAACCCCCTTGCATAGAGTAGTATATCTCTCTAAAGAGAGAAAGTCAATAATTTTTTCTCTTTTTAGGGATATTTTATCTTTTTAGTGAGAATGGAGGATATAT